ATTGCGTTTAACAGGGAATCTAGCTGTTGAGCTTGGCGTTGTTGTTGTTGTTGTTTTTAGTACTAACAGATTCTTCCCGCTGTTGTAATAGAATCCATGAGTCCAAATGGATAAGTTTGGGTTGGTACTATCGGGAGCCCAATAATACCAGCTATCCAAATTATCCGGGAACGCTGAGTTAACGATTAGGTTTTCACCACCAACCGAGACACTACCCGTCATATCGTTCCAAGTGTAGTCTGATGGGTTGGTGCTGTCCGCTTGATTGAAGTTGGTACATACGCCCAAATAGCGTTTATTGCCATTCTGTGTCTGACTGAAACCATCTCGCCCATCGGCGCTATCGGCATAGGCAAAGTGTACGTAAGGTGTACGTCCGTCAGCTCCAGCTTTACCCGGAATGCCATCTCGCCCGTCGCTACCCTTCCACTTGCTCCAGCGGTAATCTTGTGGGTTTTGACTATCGATAGCATTGAAATCTTGATACATACCGATGAATGGCTTGTTAGTATCTGTTTGACTGAAGCCACCACCAATTGTGGTATCTGCGTAAGCGATGTGGGTATACTGTGTTTTACCATCCGTACCCTTAACGCCCGGGATTCCTTGGATTCCTTGCGGGCCTAGCAAACCTTGTGGACCACGCTCACCTTGTGCCCCTCGTTCACCTTTCTCGCCCTTGTCTCCTTTTTCACCGATTTTAGATACTGAATATCCCGTTTCATTAGTGTTGTCGGTGTAAGTCCAAACCGTCTTAGTCCAGAGGAATTGTCCCGCTGGCACGTTAGGTACTTGGCTATTCCAACCGCTTGTTGGGGCAGTCGTTCCAGATGTTCCTACTGCATAAGTAATCGTGGTTTTTTTAATACCCACGCCATCCTTACCAGCGATACCGTCGTTACCATTGTTACCATCTTTGGCCACATAAGTCTTTTGGTACCCAGTTTCAGAGGTATCGTCGGTATATGTCCAAACCGTCTTGGTCCAGAGGTACTTACCTTTAACCAACGCTGGTGGGGTTGCTGTCCAGTTACTAGGCTGTGCCGTCTCACTGTCAGACAATCCATAGGTTACAGTGGTATTCTTGATACCTACCCCGTTTTTACCTGGTAGCCCGTCGTTACCTCTATCACCTTTGTCTCCTTTAGGGCCTTGTGCTCCATCGGTCACCTCGGTAAACGTAACCTCTGCGCTAGCTGCTAACTCGTCATCAAGGTAAGCTTCAACAGTGATTTGCAAGGTGTTTTCAAAGTCTGTTGGTTTAACAACTAACTGATTGCCAGTGCCAATAATCGCATCACCATTTTTGTAGAAGAAAAGCGGTTGGTAAACCTTGCCATTTCTCTCAAGGGATGCCTTCAAGACACTTTGACCTACATTGTTCTTAAACGTAGTCCCGTTATCTGTTGAAAGTTTTAACTCGTAAGGTACAGCTTTCTCAGCTAACTTAGCCATTCGAGTTAACAAGCTATCAGACACCTTGTTTTGAAGCGCTTGGAAATTAGCGAAAACTGTTTTGTTTTCAATAGGGTTAGAAAAACTAATCTGTTGTTCGCTAACACGCGCTTCAAGCATAAGCATAGGTGAAAAACCGGTGTCTTGAATTTTAACAGTGTCCCCAATATCTAAATCAAGGAAGCCATCAACTTCATAAGTAATTGCTGGGTAACAGAATTTGCGTAAGTTTCTTAGTGCTGTCGAAATCAGCACATCCTCACTATCTGTCTCAACTTCCATATCCTTACGAATCCAGTTGTCATTCGTTTCCTTACCAGTCAAAACAGATGGATATAGACGTTTTGAAATAGGGGCGAATAACAAACTACCTTCAAGGTAGAACTCTACTTCTCCTTTTTCATTTTTCCATTGTTGCTTTTTCTTTGGGTCGATAACAACTTCAACAGTGCTAACGGAAACCTCTTTAGTTTCTGCTTCTGGCGCTGTAACGTTTGGCGTGCTACCTGTTTCAGTCCTACCCTCAACAGTTTTGCCTTCTTTTAATTCTGGCGGATAACATAACGTCTCAATAGCGCCTAGATAGGCACTGGCTGGGTAGCTATTTTGGACAACGTATTGACGCCCCGCATAGTTTTGCTCCAAAACCGTAACGGTACTACCATTGTTAGCTACGATAATTGAAACGTGCCCCCAAACCGACGTTCCTTGGTAGGCATTGTACGGCTTAATGTTAGCGATGGCCCCAGCTTTTAGCTGGTTGGGGTTGCTAGGTCTAACAACACTCCAACCGAATCTATCCCATGCGTAGTCGGTACCAATCTTGCCCGCTGCCATACCAGCGCCAATCAAACCAGATAGGCCGGTTACACCACCACCGAGACCGGGACCGCCTAATTTCATGGAATACCACGCTGCCAGTGCGTAACATTGACCACTACCAACACGGCGGCCTTTTAAGCCGTGCATTTCGTTGATAACGGCGATAACCTTATCAGCCTTAACCGTTCTTGTGACCGGTTGGTTTGGTTGAGTAACTTGATTATTTGGCTGTCTCCAGAGGTCGTCAAGCTTATCCAAGATATTTCCATTCGTTCGGTTGATACCGTTTCGGATATCTCGCATAAGAGCGATGTAGTGAGCGTATCCAGCAGCAGCATAATCATAAAGAGCTCCACCGATTCGGAAGAGCCCCTTTGTGTATTCTTCAATGTTCTGCTTGCCTTTGACGCCGTACATTTTACGACCACCACTTGTCTGCTCTGCTAGTAGATAGGTGTAGTCCTTCATGTAGTCGTCAACACTGGCATAGTGCATATACGTCCCGCCCTCGTTTGCGGGTCTAGCACTACCAGTGGTAACGACAACACCACTAGGGCGAGTCTGGGCGCCCCCAGTGATACCACCCCAGTTGTTATCTCGTTTGGCTACGTTTGACGCCCCCCACCATGATTCAAGGTAGAGTTGGGCTAGGACACCGGACGGCAAGAGATTGCGCTGAACACATAGATTTAAAATGGTTTGCACCAAATTAGCACTCAATGGGTGCCCAGCGTATACAAGATTGCCACCCGTATATTTCTTTCCGCTACTAGATACTTGACTAGTAGCTGGATTTGAAACCTTACTTGTTTTCTCCTTTGTTTCCTCTTTGCGCCCAACGGGTTTGACAGCGTTGTAGATTTTCGTTTTATCGATACTACGTTTGATACTCTTGATGTTCTTGCCGTATTTAATCACGATATCGCTACGTTTGCGCCCAACACCTTGATTCTTATCATCGTGAGCTTTGTAGACGTTTAAAACAAATTCATCAAGTTGACTATCAGCTTGTAATTTCGTTTCAAATTCAATTTCAGCATCGAAGTTTCGAGCTAACGAAATCAAACGAGCAAGGGCAGTTTCTTGCCCTTCCCATTCCAAAGTTTTTTTAGAGTCTTTGATTTGGTTAATGCCCAATGTTACTTTGGACAATCCCAACGTGCCCCATTCGTCCAAGTATTCCTTGAATGTCATGGGTTTTGTTGCCTTGTAGGCTCCTTGGTACTCAAGTAAGAGCTCAAGGCTCAAATTCTCGCAATAGCAACGGATAATGTGCTCATCTTCTTCAATTTTCATCACATTAAAGAGATATGACCTCTTTTTGTATCGAAAACTAACAAATGAGCGTTCGTTTAAGTGTTTGTAAGCTTTTTCGACTACTGTATCTGACTTGATTTTTTTCTTAAAGACCGAAAACTCAAATACAGATGTGCCTGACTCAAGGGAACGAGTCCATTTGTCGTTAAAAAAATTCAAGGTGGTTTGCTTCTCGTTGTCTATATAAGCAACTTTTTGCAAATTATTGTTATGAATGGTTAATAACATTAAATCCACCTTTCTTCAAATTCAATGGTTACGCTAGGTTTCCTATTAGCCCATGACGATTGAATGATTTCCAACTCCGATTGTCCCGGTGGCAACACTGGCCACAATGAGCCATCAACAATCTGATCTAAATTAGGTAGATTGTTGAGATATACTATATCCGTCTCGCTGTTAATGACTAGCGAGCTACCTTGTGAGTATCTATTAGGAATATCTTTTGTCCCGTTGACGAAATCTTTTCGATAAACAAAAGCATCTAAATACATGTGGGTTGGCGCCGGTCTATCATTACCAAATGCCCCTAGTGCTACGTGTACTTTAGCTGACTTTTTCCCTTTGATTTCTGGAACTTTGAACTTTGGATAACTGCCACGCCAAAAAACTTGTATTTCTTCATCCCGACGCTGTAAGTCAGATTGTCCACTGTCTTTATTGAACGGGTTTTCATGCGCATTGTGAGTAGCCCAAAAAGTGCCCAATTTGTGCATGTTGTAACCGCCTATGCCGTTAGAGGTTAAAAGGTTGTATTCAGTGGTCAAGCCATTTCCACGCTTGATGGTTTCAACACCGTACAGAAATTCACCGGTCTCTGAGGTGATTGAAATTTTGATAAAACCAACTTGATTAGCTGGATTTACCCAAAAAATCTGTCTCCACCACATATACTCATTGATAGAGCCCCGTTCTCCTGTGCTATCCGCTGGGATATCCCATGTAAGAGATGCAGCGTTATTGATTTCTCGACCACTCCCACGGTTTGTTAACGCTAAGTGTGGTCTATCCCACGCATTGACAATCCCAAGTGTTCCGTTAAGGTTTTGAAGCGTATCATTTAAGATACCAACGTTTTTCTTGCCCTCCGCTAACCCTTTGACAATCCAGCCATTTGAAACGTAATCAAACAGAATTTCAGAATGTTTGTAAGGCTCCACGTCCACTTCCTCAGTGTTCCCAACCTCGAATGCGAATTTTTCGTTAACCAATCCATAGTAACCGTTATCACCGTTGGCTTTTAATGTAATAATCGGATAAGCATTCTCTGAGCCTTGGTTATCGATAGAGAAAATCATTTTCCCTTTATCTTCTCGAAAATCAGTAACACGCTTGTAAGTAGTCGAATGTGCTACTCCGTCCGGTACGATAAATTCAATCGTTGCTTGGTCGTACCAATCAGAGATGCCTCGCAGATTAACCTCACCTTTAACAAGCGCTAAATAATAGCGGTCAGGCTCCGTTGGTAAACAGAGCTTAACCGCCTCTTTTGTATGCAGCACTCTAGCAGCTTCTTCCCTCACTCGGTAAAACTGCCCGTTGTCAGTCGGTGCTGGTTGATTTGGGTCAATAAATGTCATATCAGCTAAATCTCTAGTAGCTAGGCTGACTGTTACCTTAATCTTCTTGGCACCGATATTGACATGTTGAACATTAACGCCAATCGATGGCGCTGAATCTGTTGAGATAGACCGTTCATTTCCTATCTCATGCTCTACTTTGATAAGCTTGAAATAGTTGTTTAGGTCATATCCATTAAATTGAAATAAAGCCATTATTCAAGCCCTCTCATTCGTTTGTAAGTAAATTCTTGCGCTTTTTGGTAGCTACTCATGTCATCGGCTGCCGCATAAGCAAACTCACGGCCGTTGATGTTAAGAAAAATCGGACGTCCTACTAGATCAGTGATAAGGTCAAGCGCTTGCTCTAATCTGTCCATTCTGGCATCGTCTGCCATTGACAAATCAATACTTCCTCGCATCTTGCCACCTTCGAAGCTATCAAAGATATTGTTATCTTCAAAAAGGTCGCGGGCGCTGATAGCATAATGGCTAGCAGTATCAATCATGTCAGCAATTGATGATTTGACGTATTTAACACTCTTATCAATACCAACAGCCATACCTTGACCGATATAGATACCAACATTATCACGGAATAAGCGTGATGGTGAGTGGATTTGGGCCGCTGCTTGCGCTGCTCGTTCTGCTTGGGCTACAAGGGCATTAGCTGCCGCTGTAACTGCTCCTAGAGCTGATAGCATACCTTGAGCCAAACCGTTACCGATTTGCGCCCCAGCCGCTCTCATGCGTCCTACCCCAGCATTAGCTCTGGCAGCTGCCGCATTAACCAAACTATCCATTGCTGAGCCTACTTGCCCAACCGCTGATTGAATGCCACTTGCGATATTTCGACCAGTTTGAGTCCCTGCTTGACGACCCATTTGAATCATACGTTGGCCGCTAGACTGTACCGCTTGTGCCATTCGTTGCATAGCTGACTGAACTTGTCCAGCCGCACTATTCATAGCGCTTGCGATAAGCGGTGCGCTAGTAGCAATGCGCATGATAGATGACGCTGCGTTATTAGCGGTGCTAGCTACGGCGGTAAGAATAGCTGGAATGGTAGCAATTGCAGTTGATAGAGCAGTCATTCCAGTTACAGATTGCATGACTTGAGCGTTAAATTGCATGAATCCAGTAGATGCTAACATCAAGGCTGGTGTCATCATGGTTAGTGCCATGTTGAACATATTCAGCGGCATTACTGCTGTTGTGAATTGCATTGTCAATTGTGTTAGTGATGTGGCAAACATCATAAATTGACTATTCAGCATAGTTAATGCTGTACCAATCGCAGTCATACCAGTCCCAAACATGGTCATACCTGTTGACACCGTAGTCATGCTACTAGTAATCATAGTTAATTGACTAGCCAAGTTTGTTAAGCTAGCAGTCAACATGGTCATGCTTGCAGTGATTGCAGCCATGCTAGCGCTCAACGTTGTTGAAATAGAGCTGAACTGTGTCAGTCCAGTTGCCGCTTGCATTAATGCAGGGGCTAGTGTCATAATTTCTGCTCTAAACGTAGTGATAGGTGCCACAATAGCCGTTAAACCAGCAAGCGATTGACTAGCTTGACTAGAGAACGTGCTGAACGCTGTTCCTGCCGTAGTCAACAATGATTGTAGGCTTGTGAATGATGATTGAATACTTGTAATCGTGTTCGAGAATGATGTCAATCCAGATACAGCACTAGATGCTGAACTAGACACCTTGCTCATACCGTTACCAAGGTTAGTCATGCCAGTACCAGCTTGAGCAAGCCCTGCTGAATTGTTACCGATAGAACCGACACCCTTAGCAACTGCTGCAAGAGATGCAGCCATGTCTCCGAGGTTGGTATTAGTAATCTTAACCACACCGTTAGCAAGCTGATTGAATCCAGACCCAGCTTTCTGAGCCGCAGTACCGATTGAGTTGAACACATTAGCCAAGCTATTCAATACGCTACTGATTGCACTACCGGCAGAAGTAATCACGCTTGAAATACCTTCAAACGCCGACTTAATGCCGTTTCCGATACCTTGCGCCGCTGTGCTGATTGATGTTCCGACTGATTGGACTACGCTAGCAATACCTTGCAAGGCTGCACCGATAGCTGAACCAGTAGCACTGATAATACTTGCCACACCACTTAGAGCCGTACTAATAGCCGTACCGATACCCATTGCAGCCGTAGCGATTGCCATTCCTGCTGCTGACACGACCGATGCAATGCCACTAAATGCAGCACTAATCACACCACCGATAGCTGTGATAATAGGCACAATTTGAGTGATTGCTGTAACAATCGCTGAAATAATTTGGCTGATAATAGGGGCTAACGTCTGAACCACTGTCACAATGGCAGAAATCACTTGACTGATAACTGGTGCAAGAGTTTGAACGACTGTCACAATCCCTTGAATCAAGGTCATAATGACTGGTGCCGTTGCTTGAATGGCTTGTACGATTACTTGTAAGACCATTGCAATCTGTGGTCCAAATTGACCGATGACTTGAGCAACTTGGACAATGCAATTCGAGATAACCGGTGCGATTGCCACGATAGCATTAGCAATGATTTGAGCTACTGCCGTGATTGTGTCGCCAATAATTTGGACAATCGGAGTGATTGCGGTAGCTACTGCACTGATTGCAGAACCTAGAGCGGTAGCCAAACCACTGAATGCGTCAATGATAGCTGGCAGCGTTCCTAAAATAGACGTCCAAGCGTTACCGAAGGCCGTAATGAATGGTGCTGCATTACCTAGAGCTGTTCCCACTGCTTCAACCAATGGCGATAGCTGAGCGAGTCCCGGCGCAGCTTCACCGACTGCCTTGACGACAGTAGCAAAGGCTGTTCCGAACGCTTCAACGATGGTTCCTGCTGCCTTACCAATGGATTCAACAACAGTTCCGAACGCTGAACCAATAGAGCCAATGATTTGTGAAACACCACTGGCGTGGCTTGCTAATAGTGAGAATGAAGCCACAATCAATGCAATTCCTGCACCGATACCGACTGCGGCAATGGCTACGGCAGCACCGAACGAAAGCAAGGTTGCTGGATTCAATCCTTTAAGACCTTGTAAAACGTATTTCATTCCTTGTCCGAAACCTTTGTAAGTTTCAGCAATACCTTTGAATATGGCCGTCAAGATTCCTTTGATTGCATTACCAGAAGACTTGATAACGTTGGATATTCCACTAAATAGCTGAGTAATCGTTGACTTAGAACGTCTAGCGCTATTAGCGGCTTGCTCTGTCCCTTCTGCAGCGTCCGCTCCGAATTTCTTGAACGGATTGAGGCTCTTGATGAAATCAAGCCCTCGTAATGCAGCACTGACAGCAGAAATACCAGCTTTAGCAGTCATAAAACCTGCTACAAGAGCTAAAATGCCGCTTGTGACACCATTTAGAACCCCTTTAGGAATGCTGCTGACAAACTTAGAAATTGCTGAAATTCCTTGAGAAATCCAGTTAACAAGCGTTCCAATGGCTGACGCAATCCCAGATATGATTGATTGCATCTCTGAGCTACCTAAAACTTCACCGAGTGATGAACCAATGGTTTTAAGGGCGTTCCATGTATCCTGCACTGCTGCTTTGAACGATTGAAACGCTCCGGTGTCAGCAAATGATGTGATGAAACTTCTAACTGAGGTTGTGGCGATATTCAAGGCTTGTGCAATACCGTTAGCAATATCACCAAACGCTGAGCCAATACCTTGCATAAGTTTGCTACCATCAATCTTGCTAAACAGTTGCTTGATTGAGCTACTAATGTAAGTGAATGTCGCACCTAGATTTTTCAAAGCTCCCGTATTTGAGAAGCTTTTCCAAAAAGCTTGCACGGTTTGACTTACGCCTTTAACCGCTTCATCAATCCCATTACTAAGGCCGTTTGCAAACCTTTGTACAGAAACTTCATCGATTTTACCAAGAGTATCAATGATACCCTCGATTCCTCTAATAGCCTTGTCGCTTAGTTTTTCAAAAACTGGTTGCAGTTTCGTAGAGACCGTTTCATACAGTCCCCCGACAGCCTCATCCACTGACTTATATCTAGTGGCTAAGTGCTGCATAGAGTCACCAGCTCGTTTAAATGCCTCTGCAAAATCCTCGGTCTTAATCTCGCCGTTTTGAATCTTGCTTACGAGGTCATCAAGAGACATGCCCATCTCTCTAGCAACGGCAGCCATCCCCGCTGGTGATTGTTCCATCATCAACTTGAAATCTTGCCATTGAATTTTAGGCTTAGTCATTGCTTGAACCATTTGCTGACTCAAGGTTTTCATAGCTTGTTTTGGATTTTCAGCTGATGCGGCAAGTCCACCCATAGCCTTCACCAAGCTTCCAGCGTCCTTGCGCCCGATAGCAGCCATTTGTGAGAATGTAGTCCCCATGTCGGAGGCTGAGTAGATGGTTTGTGTTGCATAATCTTGCATCGCTTTCTTAGCTGACGCAATCTCTGATTTCCCCCAACCAAGCTGACTTAAACTTCCGTCGAAAGTTTTCCAAGCCTTAGTAGAGCTGTTTAGTTCTCCGACTAGCCCTCTGACCCCACTGGTTAGAGCTCCGATTCCCTTAGTAATCCCAGCACTAACTAAATTAGCACCCAAAACACTTTTGAAAACCGAGCCTAACTTAGTGCCAGTTTTGCCTAAATTCTCAGCGTTTTGTTGCGCCCTTTTGAGTGCGCTAGACATGCCGTTATCTTGAGCGCTTAATATCGCTCGGACGTTAAACGTTTTATCTGTCATCTAGCACCCCTCTTTCTCGTTTGTAATTAAGATTATTCCTAGCCCGTTCTAATAGCTTGTTGTTAGTGATTTTCTCACCCAATACCTCACGGGCTCGTTCTTTAGCGTTATAGAAGTCATCGAATTTCTCGAAGTGATACTTCTTGCCATCTTTCGTCGTAGCATTCGCCAAGCGGTTTAAGTAGGCAAGTTGATAGATTTCTCTTTCTTTGTTTAAAAAGCGTTTTTTATACGCCTTCTGATAGAGCTTCATCTCTTTAAGCGTCATTCTTCGAGCTTCGAGCAATGACACACCAAAATCAGCCATGGCATTCGTGATTAATTCCTCGTATGTCTCAGCTGAGTTTTGGCTATCACTTGCACTTTGGACTACGCTGTTGCGTCTTCCACTCGTTGGACGGTTGCTTTCGTCAAAGGTTGCGTACGCAATTCCGCTAAAAAATCATCAAAAAGTGTGTCAAGTTGGTCTTTTTCAGCTTCTTCAATGACATAAGCTTCAATACCTTTAACAGAAGGTTTTTGGCGTTCTGTAATAGTTGCTGCTTGAATGAGGTCAAGCAAGATAACTGGATTTTTTTGTTGCAAGTCTACGACTGCGTGCTGCACACCGAAACCGAACGAAACACCACCGTCAGAGACAGAATAGCGCTTGTCAAGTTCTCGGATGAAGTCAAAGCCGTAAGTCAAAGTGTAGTCTTTATTGTCGATAGTGATTGTGTTCATTGATTATTTACTCCTATTTTTTCCTAAAATAAAAAGCCAAACTGAAACAGCTTGGCTCAAGATAATTACATACTATTAGAGGGAATTGATCGCAGTTGTGTCTTGGAATGTGTATTGAATTTCCTTGACTTGCTCAGCCGTCAATGTAGCTTCACCAGCTTGAGGTTTCCCTTCGACTGACATCTCTGATTCAATTTCCACAAGTTCCTCAACGTTAGCTGGCACCTTCCAACTAGACAAGCGGCCAATAGCATAAAGAGCGCCATATTTGCCGTTCGATTTCTTGTCAGACAAGTCGATTTCCCAAACTTCAACTTTGTAGCCGTCAACTACTGATTTCTTCAACATTTCGTTGAGTTCGTCCTTAGTACCGATGGCAGTGATTGAAAGTTTAGTTTCAAGACCACCGTCTGCAACAACCGCACCATCTTTGGTTTTAGTTGTGTCTGCATCTCGTGAGTATTCCCACTCATGCTCTGTTTGCAAGGCAAGTTTAGCCGCTGCTGTCTTGTCTCCGAATTTACGGAACATCAAGATTTTTTCTTTCCCTAATTGGGCTTCTTTGACTTTAGTTTCAGCCATTTCTTCCTCCTAATTAAACAAATTTAAAATACGTATACACGATGAAGTGATATAGGACCTCATCCGTGCTATTGTCTCGATTGCTATCAATTGATGATTGGTTGACCTCTGCTGAAAACTGCATGCCGTCAATGTTTTTGATAGCAAAAAAGCTAGACATTAACTGTCCAGCCATATCTGATAATAATTCTCGGTCATCCACGCGCCCCCAGATATGCACCGTAGACGATAAACGCCCTATTAAGTGCGATTTGGTAGCTTGTGGCAAGACCTTTGTTTCTCCCATGACTACAAACGGATAGGCCACGTCATCGGGTGGCAAGTAAGTGTAGGTTTCGTATCCCAACTCACTACTAATCCGAAACATTTCGTCATGAAGTAACTGATCTGGTTGTTTCATGATTCATCCCATTTTGCCATTTCTTCGACCATCTCTGGCACCACTTCTTCAAGCGCTGGTTTCATAAATGGCTGTGCCTCCATCTTTCGTGTGCCTACCTCGACATAACCTGAATAGTTAGTTAACGCTTCAATTACTGCTTGATTGCCTCCAGCTTGCAAGGTAATACTTCTACGAGTAGCACCCGTTGTATACTTGCCTTTAAATTGCGCATTATTAATAGCAGCCTCTTTGACTTTAGCGCCATACTTTCGCAAAACCTTTAAGCGTTTTTCGGGCGAGGCGTTCCTCAAAAGGCTTTGAGCCATTTCGTCCAAGCCTTCAAATTCTAGCGTAGCCATTATTTGCCTACCTTGTTCGCGTAAATGACGTTTCGACCAGCTAAATAATCTCTCACAGTAACGGGCGTGTATTTAGCACCATTGTATTCGATTGTGTCGATTCCAACTGTTACAGGGCTTCTAAAACGAATGACAATACTGTTAGCGTTGAGTAAGTCACCAAGTTTAGATTGTAATTCTAGGTTTGCACCAGTGACATTGCACGCTATCGTTCTAGCCCACTCCTTGCCACCAACCATGCGACCTAATTCGGGGTCGTAGCGTTTTTTCGTCTTATCGTGATATTTTAGCACTACGGTATCAGCGTATCTCATAGAAATAGCACCTCCCCCACTTTAGCTTGCCCAGAATTGCCATACAATCTTTGAAGCATGTCATCATAAGGCTTAAACTCGTTCTCGTTGTCATAATACGACATCGAGTGCCCATCCACTGACTCAGATTTAGCACCCTCAGCACCTCGACGGTTGAAACGCTTAATTACACAATCTTCGAAAATGAATGCCAATTTGTTGTCGATTTCTTCGACACCATACTCAGCCTTGAAGTGGCTAACGACACGCTCTAACAGAATTTCAAGCAAGTCATCGTCGTTAGTGCTAAGGTCAACAGAGACATTTTCAATAATTTGGTCTTTATCTAACGTCTTCATGCCATACCTCACTATTCAGCAGTTTTCTTAGCTCTAGTCTTCTTCGGTTTGTCGTCTTGCACGTACCCTAGCTCAATGAGTTCCTCGGTACGCTCGCCATCGTACAGATCACCAGCGTAATAAACTGTGCCGTCGGTTTTATCCATGAATGCTTTTAAAACGATATTCATAGTGATACCTATTAAAGCGCTGGAATTACAGTAAGCATGTAAACATCATCCAAGCGTTCGAACGATGGCAATGCTACCATAGAGACCTTAGTCTGTACGTTAACTGGGTCAGTAGTCTTAGTTGTTGTAACTGCGATACCGTTATTGACGATTTCAACATCCGCATTAACAGTGTTATCAGCAAACAAGTCTGATTCTTCTGGAGTAGTACCGAACACAGTATTACCAAGAGCACCGTTAGGAATAAGCGTCAAATGGCCGTCTGGGAAGAATTTAGAAACCTCACCCTTATCGTTGCGGTAAGTGCCGTTCTCAAGAACGATAGACACACCGAAATTGTCAGCGATATAGTTTTCAAGTTCTGACTTAGTAACCGCTGCACCATCACCAGCAAGAGGTTTGATAACTTTAACAGTCGATGCTGCCTTACGAATAAGACCGAATGTTTTAGCATTCATTACAGCACGTTCTGGGTTAAGTCCAAGTTCTCGAGCTGTTTCGATAGCTTCTTCCAAGTCAGCAAGAGGTTTAGCGTCCGCATCAGCCCAACTCTTAGTTACTTGTTTCTTGTGCTCTGGCTTAACGCCGTAGTCGATATCTTTGTCAACACCGCCGCTTGTGAATGCAATCTTACCAGTGGCAAGCACTTGCATGCGCATAGCTTCAAGACGGGCACGGGCACCGTTAATAAGTGTCACGTCGTCATTAAAAATACCAGCTACGATGGTGTTAACCAACGCTTCGTTGCCAGAATCTTTCACAAGATTAAGTTGTTGACGATCATTCTCCTTAACGAGCATAGCTTCTTTGAAGAATGGCATTTGTTCATCGTGCATTTCAGCGCTAACACGGTCACGGATTGTGACGTTAGTATCAAATGCAGCGGCTTTCAAAACAACCGCTTGACCAGACGCTCCTTTGACGTAAGACAATTTAGTTCCAAGTTGTTTGCGAGCTGGGAAAATAGACTCACCCAAAGTAGAGTTAACATTTTCTTGCAACGCATTGAAGTAACCAGCGATGTTAGATGCGGTTACCTTATCATAAATAAGTCCCATGTTTTAATAGTCCCCCTTTTATTTCTCAGAGATAAATTTGATAAGTGGCAATGCCTTCTTAACAGCGTCGTCAACTTCTCCGCCGTTAACTTTGTTTTTGTAAACTTCACCGGCATAGAGCACTGATACGGCATTTTCGATTGTCAAATCTACGTCGTAGAGGACAATACCTTCTGGCGCTGTTTTGTTTTCCACAACGGCTTTAGTGCGATCATCAAAGATTGAGCCATCTTTACCAGCTACCAATGTACCGGCTTTGATGTACTTCTTGCCGTCCACCAATACACCATCATAAGTTTTGTCTACTGTTGCCGCTACTGCTTTGTAAGGCAATGAGCGAACAATGTTAGAAGTGTCAAAGATTTTAGTTGTTGACATTTAAAGTTTTCCTTTCTGTTTTAGATAAAACGAGCAGCCGTAACGCTCGTAGACTTAGCAAGTTGAGCCCCAAAATTGTCCGTTTGAGTATCACCAATGCTTGCAGCTTTAGGCGAGTTTTGGCGGATAGTAGCTTTGACTTGATTAGCAACGGCATCGTTGAAGACTTTTTCAAACGTACCGACCAATTTAAGAGCCTCAGCGGCATTCTCAGCATGGCTAAACATATCAGCCAATTCAACTGGCAAGCCTTTTGAAACAAGGTCTTCTTTAACTGCCATATTCAGCTTTTCAAACTCAAATTGTGCTACTTGCTTTTCAAATTCTGCTTTCTGGTCTTCAAATTCCTTGCTCGCACGCTCAGCAGCAGATAGTTTTGAATAGTCTTGTTCTTTTTGTAGTGCTTTAGCGATAGCTTCGTTTACTCGTGCTTCTTCGCCCTTTTTCTGATTCTTCAAGGCTGTTTGGACTGCCTTGTTAACAATGCTATCCAGTTCTGACTGTGATTGCGGTGCTTGGAAGTCGCTCGATTGACTATTGTCAACGTCATGGCTTACTTCCGCAGTTTCGACCGTTTCGACTGTTGTATTATCTGTTTCCATTTTGTTCTCCTATCTAGTCTCGTAAGCAACACTCTTTCTAAGCCACGATATAGGCTAGCTACGCCCTATCTAGTCCTATCTAGTGTGTTTACCCATGAGCCACGGTAGTATTTTTTATTTAGGGCCTAGAATAGCCCTATGCACCATTAGAGGCTCGCCCCCTACGGTTTCTTAAAAACATGGTGCACTATTCCACCTCAGCTACTGCACAACGGCAATACGGGTGAATAGGCGGCGCATTCTTTCCGATTTCCATATCAGCGATTCTAACGGGATTCTTTTCTGTTTCCTCACCGATTCCTTTGCAAATCGAACACGCTCGACTTTCTGGCATGAGTTTGAAATACTCAAAGCCATTTTCCTTCATGATGTCTTGCTGAGCTAACGTCTGGACTCTAGCATGTTCTGTGATACCCAAACGCTCTGCATTAGCGCGTGATACATCCATGTGTTTTCTGATACGTCTTGCAATCGTCAAGCCGTTATCTCCACGAATTAGAGCCCTCGTCACCTCAGTTCTAACTAACTGCCTCAACTGTGCATTCCTGCCCCAAATACGTTCTGACCACTTAGCACCCTCGAAGTTAGCGTTAACTGCCGTTTCCATTGCATGAACTAAGATATTGCCCTTTAGCACGCTCTGATCTAACAAACTGCCTCTCGCCATCTCAGCTTTATAAGCAGTGTTTAGGTACTCACGCATAAGCTTTTCTTCACCCTCTGCAAGAGACATCAATTCAAGCTCTAACTGTTGGATAAGCAGCTCACGCCTACCAACTGACATCGAGAAGTTGTAATTCCTTAACTCCTCGTTAGCCGTAGCACTGAAATCTTTCTCAGCAACGTAGCGTCTAGCTTTGCTTTCAAAGCCTTTAATATCGAATTCGTTAGCTCGTTTCTTAGCATCTTCAACAGCTAGCCCGTTCTTTTCAGCGAAGTTCTGGATATAAGCGTCAAGTTCTTTGCGTAGCTGACCTAATTCCATTCTGTAGAGGTCTTCGAGCTCTTTCTTAAACTCTCTCTCCGTTTTTTTGTCAGCTCGCTCTCTCTCACGTTGGGCACGCTCTGACCAATACGTCATACTTCAACCCTCGTAGAATCGTTTGTGTATTTGCCTACGTGATTATTAAAATCGCTAGAATATCCCTTAATATCGATTTCAGACACCTCTCTGTTCATTCTGTCGAGTTCCTCGACTGGACTTTCGACCAATCCAGACAAACTTAGAGCTGTTTCTTGCGACACTTGACCACCCAAACCGGCCAATACTTCAACTTGTTCAGCAAGCGAACGAGGTAAGTTTGGAGTGAAGATAATATTCAAGAGACTTTCGTCAAAATTTTTAAATTCGTTGACTAACGAGCCAATACGAGCAGCAAGACGATAGCGGCGTTTCAATCCTTTTGTGAATTGAGATTGCGTGTCGATTCTGTCTTGATCTAACCCAAATAATTTGTATTTTAATGCCTCACCAGACGTATTTCCGCTGAAATTAGTGTCTGACATATCGGGTGTGTTGGTAAATACATGGATATCCTTGTTTAAGCGTGTCTTATATGCTTCAACACCAGTCACATCGTAATACTTCGTGAGGTATTCAGCTTTAACCGTACCCTCTTTGCCATCCGCTGATTTAGGCGGTTTAAGCTGCATTAAACGAGTACGTTTCATGTCGCTAGCTTTCATGCCTTGAGGCAATGCAAGGTCACCATAAATGGCAAGAATAGCGTCAGCCATATCACTCATGTGATTCGCCGTATCAGATTCTGCGCTATCGTATAGATCAATCAGATAGAGCTCTGTTTCATAGTCGCCGATGCCATCTACGTTGTTTAGAAATTCTGTAATCGGTACAGTACCGAATGCGTGAGCTGCCACCGAGATTTCATTAAAGCTATCCGATACATCAAGCGTATAGATGTAGTCGGCTGTGTAAACTTCCACAACCTCTTTTGCGCTCTCAAGAGACCCACGCTTGTAATATCGAACAGCTGCGATTGAGTTATCTTCCAATGAGTTGTCGTAGATTACAAACGTATCTAGCGGATTAAGGCGCTTGATACGTGTTTCATCATACTCGCTGCGGTAGATAAGCTCATAAGCTCTACCGGTTTGCGACAAGTCTCTGATAAGCGTTCTATTGTGTGTGTCGATATCGTTGATTCGACCAATGCGTTTAATCGCTTCATCGTTTTGTGAGTGATCGTTGTTATCATCGTATTCGACACGAATAGGATTGCCGGCTAAATAGCCCGTTTTAAACTTGCTAATCATACGGCCATAATTATGTACAGCTCGTTTGTCAGCCATTTCCTTATCCTTACGACGCCCAGATTTAAGAACGTCGTGGTTTTCACCTCTGGCATAGTCCATGAGCTCTTGAATGCGTGGTGCTTGTCTCAACTTGTGGTGATTGATGAAATGTTTCAGCAATTCCCAATTACCAGCCATGAGTTCCTCTAAGCTATCTGCTCGATAGCGAATGCGAGACCCTCGATGGAAACGCAAGTTTAAAACTCGGTCTTGGCCAGTGCTATCTGTAAATAGTGTTCGTTCCATCATTCCTCCTAACCAAACATATTAAGCAAGTCATCATAACTTGCTCTTTCCGTACTACCGATGACGAAGTAAGAATATATAGCGTATCTCACACTATCCAGCACGTCATCAAATTCTTTTAACGGTTCATCTTTCGTGCTGTTTTCTTTCCATCGGTACTGGAATATTTCATCAAAAAAACGAGGTACAAAGCCCCGTTTAACGTATAATCTGCGTTCTTTAAACAGTTTAGCGATAAGCTCGATACCGGCTATCACTGACTTGTTAGCGTTGCTGATATCAAACCCTTCGTTCTCAAATCTCGCTACATGCTCTGGACGGGCGCTATCAGCATAGAATGGCATGTTCCCGTAGATATCAGTTAGTTTCCTAGCTTGCTCTACCCACCAATCTATCTCTTTGAATTGCGCTGCCACCCCATCAACAAGGTAGTAGTTGTTATCCACACCTTCACCGACTACCACGATAGAACCGTAGTGAGTATATCCCCAGTCAATCCCAGCAAAGTAGCGTCTCATATCTGGCAATTCATCAACTACGTGTATCTTACTGTCGTAATCAGCGTATATAGCACCCTCTGCCACTGTCCACTTCATTATTTGTTACCGCAAGGGCTCTTTATCCCCTGCTTCTTATGGTTTCCCATAAGTTCAGACTATCTCTTCATCTCTTGCTAAGAGAGCTGGATTTCGTGGATATTTAGGCATATTAAAAACCGGTCATGATCTCATGCCGATTCAACTTAGCTTACTTTATCTAGTCGTTAAACCTTACTGACATTTCTGCCAGTAGTGGTAATTGATTAGCTTATTCTACAAATTCAAAAGTATATCCGTGTGTTTGTCTAGCTTTCCCTAAACAAACTTGATTAATATGAGTTCGAGCTTTCGGAATCCCCATTTTTTCAGCACATTCTTTGACAGAGTTATAGACAACACCTGTCTCAATACATCGACATTTTTTACTTCGTGCTTCCCTAAGTTTTTGCTTCGTTCCATCTGTGTGCTGTTTGCCATAAAATGGATTTTTTTCTCCAGTTTTTTCCTTAGCTTTTTCAGATAGTTTTTTTCTAGTAGAAGCTTTAACTGTTTTTCCACGATGTACATCACCGATTTTCTTTTTGGTTTCCTCGGTGTGCTTTCTTCCAAGCCAGTAAGTATTGCCCAACATTTCTTGACGATGTTTCTCTCGAGTATCGTCGGTTATCTGTGACAAGTTACTTCCGTCAGCGCCGTAGCTCATATTATAGCCATCATCGCAAGAATTATATTTCCCAATGTAGAAAACTTCTTTTTTAAAACCTTCTTTTTTGGTGGCGTATTTTAATTCTTCTAGAATTTCGACCTCGAAAGCAGAAGCTCCAAAAACATTGTAATCTCTTTGGAGTTTTTCGTTTGAGTGTCTATTGTTTTTTAACTCCCAAAAATGCTTTCTTTTTCTCGTATCTAAATCTTTTGTAACGCCAATATACTTCTTATTGTTAATTTTATTTGTGATTGAATATATCTTTAAACTCATGTCCGCACTCCTAGTATATCTTATACTATACTATATTAAAGTGCGTTTTGCAAAACTTAGCCTTCCAATTTTAACCCAGTTTTTCATCTGCTGATCACTCAACAGCGGGGCAAGTGTTTACCCAAAATATCTCTATCGTAGAATTTCCCCTTTGGTGTGGCTGCTTTAATTGAATCAATGTATCGCCTTGATAAAAAGGTGTTATCATCGAGCTTGAAGCTAAAATCTATAATCTTGCCATCGTTCTTGCCAATGTAATCTCGGTTAAGCCAATGGTTCGGGTTGTCTGGATTACTATCCCACACCACACGGGCACCCTCACCAGAGCAGCGTGAGATAATTTCTTTGAATACAATCTCATTCGCTAGTGACGCCTCGTTTACATAAGCTCCGAACGCTGTAAAACCACGGGCACGCTTAAGCCCAGATATAGAACCAGTGTATACTTGCACGACCTTTACACCGCAAAACACGAAAGAGCCATGCTTGTCATATTTAGGTTCGAAACCGTATTTATTATAAAGCTCTTGCAGCACGTTATTCTGTATCGACGTTGATGACGTACCCGCTAGAATGTAAATAGGTTCGTCCACACCTAAACGATCAGCAATTTTTCTGACACGGCTTAATTCGGTTACAAACGTATCGTTGTTGACGACCGTCTTACCTGCACGTTTTGCACCATGAAGACCACAAATAAACCAGTCATGATTCCAAATGTAGTTCAGCACATCTAACTGTCGCTTGGTATAGAGCTTACTCAAGTCCATCACTTACAGCTCCTTTGATAATATCGAGGAAACCAGCAATTTTTTCATCTTGCCCTTCGTCACCACCGATTTGCGATTTGAGTTTCTCAATTTCAAGCTGCAATTTCTCAGCTTGTTTAGCAGTCGGATAGCGTTTCAAGATTTCAGTAATAGCCTTGATAACCGTGTTATTGTCAGCTTTCTTCATAAGCCTTTCAACTTCACCAGTCAATGGATTCATCATCAAGACTTCTTCGTCTCGTTTCCCTCTAGCAATGTCGGACAGGATGGACAAGGCTTCTTTGGCATCCATGATGTTCTCATCGTGCATCTTCTCGACTTCAGCTTGGATAAAGCGTTTAATTTCAAGTTTTTTCAAGTTTTGCCCAGCGATACGCCCTGCCGTCTTTTCGCTATATCCAGCATTGATAGCAGCTTGTGTCGCATTACCTAATTTGATATACTCGCTAGCAAATAATTTCTGTCGTTGATTTAGCCCAATATGTCCACCTCCTTCGCTGCTAGATTTTGTGCATAAAAAAGACAACCCAAAAAATGAGTTGTCTCTGAGTTTTCTTCGATAATATAATAATACCACTTTAAACAGTTGTTAGACACCGTGAATTATCCGTCAAAATACCGAAATTTCAACATTCTACAACTAATTTGCCATCTCTATACAATTCAGCAAATGCTAGGATAGCATTATTTAGCAATTCTTGAAAGGCTGTTCTTTCAAAGCCAATTCCTTGGGCGATTTGCCAGTTTGGTTTCGGAGGGTATGCCAGATATTTCTCTATCAGTATTCTACGATAGTCTGGACGATATAGCCCGCTAACTGCTTGCTCTATGGCTTCTAGCTCGTTCATAGCATCGACACGTCTGACTGCGATATTTTCCACCGGTCTACTCACTCCGCAACCACCCCGTGGCATGAATGTGAATTCCTGCGTTATTTTCTGCTCAGCACTATCGTGTGCAATCTCTCGCCATCGTGGATATTCTCGAAGTTTGCGCTTGCAACGTTTGATTGTTGCTTTCTCATCAATTTCCGGCAATAGCATTGTTCTATCCTCTTTGGTATAATAGTAGTGTTGACTTTCAAAGAGTGCCGGCCATTGTGTCGGTCTTTTTTGTTTAGCTCAAGAAACGTTAAGAGATTTTATTGAAAAGATTGAGTGTTTATTCCGGGTGTCTATCGAGCTATCTTTATCGCCTCCTTCCTAGATCAGCAATACCGGCAAGATTGCTAATCGCTGTAGTAAATGCAATTTGTGATATCAATAAGAAAGAGGGTTGTTTCACATCCTTTTTTCTTATATTTGCCGGGTTTTTGTTGAGCAAGGTCTGTCAGCTTGCTCGGTGTTGAAAAAGTGTCGAAAAGTGTTCAAGCCACTAAAATCTATTTGTTTATTTTTTTAGTGTTTTGACAGACAATGACTGGCAAGAGGAATCGAACCCCTTGAGCAACCACTCCAGCCAGATATAGTGAAATCGTTATCGGGGATATTCCCCTTTCGTTTTTGAAATAATACAAGAATTAAGTCGGATGAATTATGGAGATTTCTGACCTATATCTACTTGCAGGCATAAGCCTTGAAGAATCACGCCACCAGTAATGCGTTTTAGATTTTGTGAATAATAAATAAAGGAATACCTACTTTCTATGTTTTAGATTTACTGGTTTTTGGTGCATCCAC